GCAAATTTGCTTTTGACTGATTCCGGAAATACCCTAAATTTCCCTACTAACAATGACACCAGCGCCAAAGCGGTACTTGTTGCCGAAGGTAGCGCCGCGACTGTTCAAGACACAACCTTCGCACAGGTTGCCGTTGGTGCGTACACTTACCGCGATCTTATTAAGCTCTCCAAAGAGCTTATCCAAGATAGCGCATTTGACATTGAAGCGTATGTGGCTAATTTGATGGGTACGCGTTTTGGACGCGCTGCAAACGAAAGCTGTACAACTGGTACAGGATCTTCCCAGCCTCAGGGCGTTGTAACCGGTTCTACACTCGGCAAAACCGCCGCGTCCGCTACTGCAATCACATTTGCAGAGATTCTTGACTTGGTACACAGCGTAGATCCGGAGTACCGCCGCAACGGTCGCTTTATGATGCACGATAATGTACTTGCGTACATTAAAAAGCTATCAATCGGAGCATCTGACGCGCGTCCACTGTGGCAGCCTTCCTTTATCGTGGGCGAACCTGCAACAATTGACGGATTCCAGTATGTTATCAATCAAGACATGGACAGCACAATCAACACCGCTTCCAAGTTAATTCTGTTCGGCGATTTCAGCAAGTACTTAATTCGTCAATCTCGCGCGCTTGAAATTTTGCGCAACGAATACCTATACATGGGCACTGGCGAAATTGGATTGTTTGGCTTCGCTCGTTGGGACGCTAAATTACTTGACACCGCAGCAGTTAAGCACCTAATTACAGCTTAGTTATGACTATTCGCGTTTTAGATAGTTTGGTTGGCCATGATGAGGACGGCGACTTTGGATACGGTAAAGGCATTCATAAAGACGTACCGGAATCACGCGCCAAGCGGCTAATCAAGGATGGCTTGGCAGTAATTGCAGAAGTCCTAATTGAAGCAGCCACAGACGCAATTGTAAAAAAAGCAACAAAGCGATAAAAATGAAATACTTGCCGTCCGCAATAGAGCTTACTTACTCTTCCTCCTTGCCGGTCACAGTCGATGAGGCTAAAACGCATTTACGCGTTACCGGGAGCGCCGAGGACACAATTATAGAAGCCTATTTGCGGGCGGCAATTCGCTTTGTCGAACAGTACTGCCAAATGTCGCTTTTGGGAGCTACGGTAGTGGAAACTTACCGGAGCTTTCCGGATGATGACCAACCGTTTAATTTGACCTACGCGCCATTTAGCGCGCTCACTTCTATCGGGTATTCCATCAGTACAAATCCGGCGACGTTCACCAATTTGGCGTCGAGTGAATATGTTATTGAGAAGCATACAGCAAGCGAACGCGGGGTAATAGTTCCGATCGATGGATGGAACGCAACCGCAGAGCCATTCCAAGTTAAAGTCACGTACTCGACCGGATATGCGAGCGCGGCGTCGGTTCCTGCTAATTTAAAGATTGCAGTATTTTTGATCTTAGCGGACATTTACGAAAATCGCACCGATTCACCGTCGGACGCTGTTATTCGCGCGTCCGAGCGCTTTATGTCACCCTATACTCGATTTGTGATATGATGCGCAACAAAAAGGAAACGATAGGCAAATTAGATCGCCAAATAACAATCCAACGACGAGCGCTTGTTGAAAATGCGACCGGCGAACGCGTAGAAACATGGTCTAATTTGCTGACTGTTTGGGCGGCTGTTATGTACCCAAAAAGCGGAGTCCGTGAGGATGTCACAGAAGGCGCGGTTTATGCAACTAACCGGGCAAATTTTGAGATTCGTAAAACGGATGTAACGGTGATCGATCGGATTGTTTACAATGGGGATAACTGGGATATAATTCGTATATCCGAGCAAGGTAGAAACGATCGTTTAATACTTGAAACGCAGGTAACAGAATGAACGAACAATTAGCAAAGGAAGTCGAGGAGCTGTTAAAAGAATTTAGGCAGATAGCGCGCAACGCCAAGCGCGGCACAAGCGCTATTTTAACCAAATCGGCTAAACCCGTAGTAGCAGCCCTTTACCGGGCAGCACCACACGGCCGCGAAGTCCATAAACGGTACAGTACTGCAAAACTCGTTAAGAGTATGCGAGCGCCAAAGGGCCGCGGCAATGTAGTAGCGACCTATTATCCTGGCAACCTCGCTGCATCGTTTGACGTTATGCGATTTAGGCAAAGCAAGTACGCGGTTTTTGTGGGTGCTAAATTAGCAAAGGGAACCGCTCAGGGCGTTTTTGGGCCATTTGGCAAAACGGACGGGTATTACGCGCACATGATTGAGAAAGGCACGCGAAATACACCTCCACGCCCGTTTATTCTGCCGACTTGGATAATGATGAAAGAGCGCACACAAAAAACGATTGTAGAGGGCTTAAAAGCCAAAATCAAACGCCTAAAAAAAGTAAAATGAACGTTCAAGGCCCAATCCGAAAAATAATAGCAGATAACACCGACGCGTTTGCCATCTTTGGTACGCGCGTTTATCCGGTCGTGGCTCCGCAAAACGCGGCCCTTCCTTTTGCTGTTGTTACGGTAGTAGGCTCTAATCCAGCGCATAATAAAAGCGCAGCAAGTTGGGTAGATAATGTTTTGATTGAGGTTGCAATTTGGGGAGTATCGTTCGATGAAACGCGGCAAGCAGAGGAAGCATTTAGGCGCGCAATAGATTTTTTTCGCGGCGATGTTACATTTCAACTTGAACTAACTGCAATAGACGGAATAAGATACGAGCAAGTTAGGCAGATTTATGACAACGACTCCGGCTACCATTGCCACATTGCACAATATACAGTTAGAATCAATCGGCAAAACCAAGTCGGCCCGCCATTGCCGGTTAAGGGCTTGTTTTTTCGAGATGATAGTGAGGCGATTGCCGACGGATTAAACGTTGGCGATCTTTACTTTTTAACTCAGGACAATTACTACGGTATGCCTTATGGCATTCTTAAAATGATAGGATAATGAGATACCTTTTAATAATTGCCGCGCTTTTTTGCAGTTTACCGCAAATTTCCGCACAAAATAACATTGCGTACGGCGCAGGAATTAGCTATACCAATGGCGCTCCTAGCTTTACACCTCCTGCCCGCACTTCGCGAGTAGCTATTGATACCATAACAGGCAAATGGTATCACTACAACACGCCCGGCGGATGGCAGCTACTTGGAAACACGATTGAAGAAATTGCAGGGTGCAGCGCACCGGCCTACACGCCCACAAAAGGCGATAGTAAGGTTGTTATTAATAACTGCACAAATCCGGAACTTTACTACTGGACTGGCTCCGCTTGGGTTTGGATAAACGAAGGGACAACCTATTACGCAGGCGAAGGGATCCGCATCCAAAATGACAGCATCATTCTTGACAGCCTTTACTACTTGCAATTTCGCACAGGCGACACCACCGACTTAGACGCGGGCCGGCTTAGTTGGAACGCACAGGAGGGGACATTAGACGTTGTAATAAATTCGGGCAACGTGACCGGGCAAGTTTTTGAGGATGTTTTTTTCAACTGCAAAAATCAAACAGGTTCCACAATTAATCGCGGTACGGTAGTAATGGCGGTTGGTACTTTGGGCGCGTCGGGTCGTATTTTAATCGCTCCAGCCATTGCCGACGGATCTGTAAATAGTGAATATATTTTAGGTACAGCGGCTCAAGATATTACCAGCGGTTCGGATGGGTTAGTTTACCACTTTGGTAAAGATCGCGGTCTAAATACAACGGGTGCAAGTTGCGGTGAAACTTGGGCAGATCGTGACGTACTTTACTGCAGCGCAACGACTCCCGGATGCTTAACAAAGGTGTTACCAACCGCGCCTAATTTAAAGGTTCCGGTAGCTTTTGTAATACGCGCAGGTAATAACGGTACACTATTTATCAGGCCTTCACACTTCCCTGACCTTAATCAAATAAACGATGTACAACTTACAAGCCCGACCACAGGACAAACGCTAATTTATAATGCGAGTACGGGCGTTTGGTCAAATCAAACTCCAGCAGATCCAAGCAGTACCAACGAGCTGCAAACGCTATCCACCGGAACCAATACTCTAACCTTATCAAATGGGGGCGGTACGGTTACAGTTGATACTGATCCGGCAAGCGATGTCACGGGAAGCGGAACGAGCGGGCAGGTATCATTTTGGACAGGAGCGCAGACGCAAAGCGGGGATAATGGATTATGGTGGGATAATGCAGCTAAAAGACTTGGAGTTAATACAGCCGCGCCAAGCTTTACCTTAGATGTTGTTGGTCAGTCTCGCATTGGGGGAAACTTTGACCTATCGACAAATACTCCTTTCTTTGTGACTGGCTCAAGATCCGACCGTAGAATCACAAATACTTCTGCGGGCTCTATTAGCAGTTCAGTAGGGTATTTTGCCGGAACAGTTGATATGAGAGGAAGTCAAGCATTTACAGGATTTAATGGAATGACTTTTTCGGTAAATAACCAAAATACAAGCGCGAGTAATAATATCACAGCCGGGAATTTTACTGTCTCAAATGATGCATCAAACGCAGGGCTTAGCAGAGGAATTGGAATCGTAGGAAGGTTCGTTAATGTTTCAAATATTGCTGCCAATGATATTAGATGTGTTCAAAGCGATGTTAGTAATTTATTAACTGGAAGCACAATAAGTAATTTGTATTTATATAGAGCTGAAGTATCCTCTAATTTAGGGTCAATAACAAACACATTCGGATATTATGTTGGCGATATAACAGCAGGCACACAAGCTAATACACCATATAGCTTCTACGCTGTTGACGCAAATACTTTAAACTACTTTGCAGGCAATACCGGAGTAGGGCAAACTACACCAGCGGCCCGCCTTCACGTAGTCGGATCAGGCTCCACCTCAACCACTTGGACAGCGCAATTTCACAACAGCGCAGGCAATAATAATGCGTTGATGGTTCGTAATGATGGAATAGTATCAATAGGCACCGCAAGCCCTAACGGTTCTGGAGTATTGGAAATTAGCAGCACCACACAAGGCGTTCTTTTGCCGCGAATGACCACCGCGCAACGCGACCTAATAACAACGCCTGCCGATGGTCTTGTAATTTATAATACAACTACAAACAAACTGCAAGTTAGAGCGGCAGGCGTTTGGGTTGACCTTCACTAATAAAAATACATACAATGAAAAATACACTAATATTCACCCTACTCCTAACAGCGCTCCAAATGCAAGCGCAAACAATAATTACAGATACAACTTTCATCACACCCACCGCGCAGGGGTTATACCTTACGCATTTGACAATAGATGATCAAGGAAAGCGCACACAAACAGACGTACCGATCAAGGATACTTTGCAGCAGGTGCAAGCGCTTAGGCAGTTGTCAGCCCAGGAAATAGGCAGGCGTGTAGCAGATATGCGAGTGGTGCAAAAATACCGGGCAGAGATTGGAGGCATGATCCGAGATGGCAACCAAATAGAAAGCGCTTACGGAGTAATTTTGTTCGACACCACAGGCCAAAAAGAATTAACTCTGCAAACGTGGGCGCTCAAAGGCTACACCCAACAAACGACTATATTTTTTCGGGTTGTTAAAGTGCAAGGTTTAGACCGGTTGCAGTGGTCGTTTACAAAGGCCACCGGCACTTGGAAGCGCGCCTACTATTCACCCGGCTACCTTCGCCTAACGGAGTGGGATAGTGAAGGGTTTATTGAGTATTTCCAAAATGGAGCTAACTGGTATTCACTTGGTACGGATTATGTTATCCGGCCCGCAACGGTGGCAAAGCGATGATTGAATTTTTGAAATACGCGCTTTTTGGAATTTTTGCCGGTTTTGGATTTATGGCCGGTATGGTTTGCTTTACTTGGATTGAGGACAATTTTAAGCGACCGAAAAAAAGATTTTAAGACAAATACCCAAATAAACAAATGCAACAACTATACGACCTCTTCGCTTCTAAACTAAAAGATCAAGGACTTTCAGTAATATTTTTCGTTGGTTCTACTTGGTTTTTTTTCAATATGTGGGGATCGACTGAGAAAAAATTGGAATCCAAAATTGAAGACTTAAACGCGCTTTTGGTTAATTGCGATCGAGAGCGGAAAGATTTGGCCGTTGAGGTCGCTAAAATGCAAGAACGCTTAAACGCTATTCAATTAAAAAAATAATGGACAGATACCAATTTATCAAACAATGGGTAGATCAGTCAGCCGGCGGAAAAATCTATTTACCTGGTTATTGCGTTCGTTTAGGAGCAGACGCAAAGGTCTTGTTAGAGCAGGGTATTATAAAACCGATTGCAGACTTTACTCTTTGTCGAAAAAACGCGTTAGCGGGTAACGCTTGTACGCCTTTAACCGAAGAACAAGCCGCTGCCCTTGAAACGTTCGAGCCGTCAATCGCTGACGAAATAACAATACCTACACCGCCCAAATCCTTTTCACGTTCTAAATAAATTCCATTATGCCAACAACAGGCGTTTTAAATTCCCGTTTGGCAGTAATACAAGTCGGAGCCGCGACCATTACTTGCCTCGTAGATGCCAATTTGAGCATCTCAATGTCGCCTCGCGACACCACTTGCAAAGATACCGATTCGTGGGGCAGTCAGCTTCCCGGCCGGTTGTCGTGGGAAATGTCCGGTAGCGCCATGTTCGCTTGGGACAGCACCTACACTTTTGACGACTTGTACGCCTTGATAAATGGCGGCACAACGGCCACAATCAAATGGGGTACAACCGTTTCCGGTGACAAGATCTACTCCGGTACTGGCATGCTTACAAGCCTAAGCGCGTCTTCATCGGGCGTAGATGAAAACGTAACCTACGATTTTACCTTTGTAGGAACAGGCGCTTTATCTGAAACAACAAATCCTTAATGCTTGGCCCGGCTTTTGTCGGGCCTTATTTCTTTTTTTGAACTATGGTCAATTATTTAGATTTTAACGGAACTCAAACGCCTATCAAATTCGGATTTGGCGCACTTTACCACTACGAAAAATTAACAGGCCGTACAGCCTTACGGGATTTTTCGGATTCCATTCAAGGCGGTGAGGCAGAAATTAAGATTAGCTTTATTGCCGATCTTGCATTTTCAGGATTTTTAAACGGTGGTAAAGCAACAAAAAAGCCTTTTGCCGGATCGGTTGAAGATGTTGCAGACTGGCTTACCGGAGATACAATCGCTAAAATAATGGAGCTTTTTGCGGAGTCAATGCCGAAAGCGAAAGGAGATGAAGCGCAATCGGGGGAGCCTCAACCGACAACCTAACGGATTGGGAGTCGCTTGAACAAACGGCGGCTTGGGTTGGTTTGTCGGAGGATGACTTTTACAATACTTCGCCGCGCTATTTTACTGCAATGGTCAAAGCGAAGAACGATCAAATGAAGGAATCTTGGATTCAAGCGCGTCAAATAGGATATTGGGCTATATTGCCACACACAGGCAAAAAAAGAATTAAGCCCACCGATTTAGGCCGCTTCGGTTGGGAAGAAAGTAAGTTTAAAGGCATTAAGGTATCGGAGGCGGAGTTAAAAAAACAAGCCGAGTTGATGATCGCAATGTTTGAATCTAATACTAAACGAATTGTAAACTAATGGCAGTTAGCGACTTAAATGTACGAATAGCGGTAAATTTTAGGGAGTTTGACCGCTCGATGAGGCAAGTGGAAGCTCGTATGAGAAAATCAGGCGAGCAACTACGCGGAATGGCCGATGGCCTATCTATGTCGCTTACATTGCCTTTGGTTGGCATTGGAGCCGCTGCAATTAAGGCCGCCGGCGATTTTGAAACGCTTGACAAGGCGCTAAATACCACGATGCGCAATGCCGGCTATACAACCGAACAAGCAGCCGCAGAACTTGAAAAGCTCCGTCAAATTGCGCTTGCTCCTGGTATTGATTTGGAACAAGCCGTTAAGGGCTCCATTCGTTTGCAGTCGGTAGGATTTTCAGCAGAGCGGGCGCGGGTAACTATTGCCGAGCTTGCTAACGCCTTAGCCGCGTCCGGTGGAAGCGCCGATCAACTTGACAGCGTTACGCGTCAATTCTCGCAGATGTCATCTAAGGGCAGAATATTGCAAGAAGACCTAAGCGTCATTCTTGAAAATATGCCCGGTCTTGCTAAAACGATTAAAGATACATTTGGCACTATTAGCGCGGATGCTTTACGTGATGCGGGCGTATCAGCGGACGAGTTTATCGACAAGATTACACAGGGCCTTGCAAAAACCGAGCGCGTACAGGGTGGAATTGCGAACGCGGTAAACAATGCGCAAAGTGCGTTAAAACAGTTTTTTGCGACGATTGGAACCGAAATAAATAAGGTTTATAATATAAACGAAATTGCAGACGCTTTTTCGGAAACGCTTGGAAGGCTTGCAGATTATTTCCGTTTGCTCGATCCCGAAACCAAAAAAAGTATTTTAAACTTTGCGCTTTTTGCGGCGGCGCTTG